ACGAACAACGACGGGCTGGTGTGCGAGATATGCGGGCCTCGCCACAGGACTGCCAGGTACGGCGGGCCGCAGGGCGAGTATAAGTACGGATGGGAGGACCCACCTCCAGCCCACCCGCGCTGTCGCTGCTGGGTGACATACGAACTAGCATGAGCATAGAGATGAAGGTTGAGGGGCTTCAGGAATTGGAGCGAACGCTGGGTAAGTTGAACGGGCGCGAGGTATTCAGGGACTTCCTCAAGATTGGGGCGGAGGAAATACGCAGCAAGGCTGGCGAATATCCCAGCGAGACAACGGCGAACATGCCAAAGCCGCATGGCGCATGGTACGAGCGAGGGAGCGGCACGAAATACAGAAGGCTTGACGGGAGCGTGAACGCTTACGGCAACAGCCAGAACCTCGGCAAGAGATGGCATATCAAGTCCGTCGGGGGCAGCAACCCCAGGGCGGAAATATACAACATAGCCAGTTATGCGCCATACGTTCATGGCGTTGACCAGGCATGGTATCACGAGCGAACAGGCTGGAAGCGGCTTGAGAAGGTGGCAGAGGAAGAACTGCCGAAGATTGAAAAGAAAATCAGAGCGCAGATTGACAAACTGTTGAGGTGAGCCTATGGAGAAAGGAGTAATCATTCGAGCGCCGTTCTACAAAGTTTCCACCAAGGGCGATGACTGGCGGCTGGAAGTGCTGGGCGCACCTTACGGGGGGCATGTGAACGGCAAGGATGCGGAGGGCGAATACTTCAGCCCGCGCACAGACTTTATGATGGACGTTGGCGATACGCGCCCGGCCATCTACTACCACGGCCTGTCGCCGGACGGCAAGCAGTCCAATCCAGAGATGATTGGGACTGCGCGCGCAATTCGCCGGGACGAACAAGGCTTGTGGTTTGAAGTGATTCTTGACAAGACGAAGGAGCTTGCAAGGCGCATCTGGGACGCCGCACAGCGTGGGATAGCCCGCGCTTCAAGCGGGGCAGTCAACTACCTGGTGCGCAGAGAACAGGACGGCGAGTTGATGAAATGGCCTATCGGTGAATTGTCGCTGATAGATGCGGCAGGCCCGCGCCAGCCTGCCAACCAGTTGGCCGTGGCGCAGTTGAAATCGTTGTACGACGAGGCTGGGTTACTGATGCCGGAGGCGTTCACACAGGACGAAGAGTCAAAGGTGAGCGCGGTTGATGGCAGTCTCGAATCAAATGGCACGGAAAAGCCAATAAACCACGAGGTGAAAACAATGAGTGAGGAAAAGAAGTTTGACGAGGCTTATCTCGAACAACTGGTAAACCTCGCTACTGAACGTCTGGAAGCCAAAGCGAAAGCAGAAGCCGAAGCGCAGGAGCGGGACGCCAAGATTGCGGAGGAAGCCTACAAGAAAGGGCTGGAGGAAGGCGAAGCCAAGGGCAAGAACTGGGCAGAGCAGAAAACAGCCCCGGCAGTAATCGACAAAGAGAAGCTCGGCATGGGCGAAGAAGCGCATGAAGCCGACTTCGAGCACTGGCTCATCACTGGCGACCCTGGCGCAGCCAAAGGGCTTGAACGCCCCGGTAAAGCGTGGGATGGGCGATCCATTGATGTGGACAGCCGCAAGACCATGAACATCACCACGGCTGCAGACGGCGAATATCTCGCTCCTGATGGGTTCGCGCAGAACTACATCGAGCAGCGGGAGCAAGCGTCGTTTGTGCGCCAGATGGGCGTGCAGGTGTTCCAGACCAGCAACAAGGTGTTTGACATTCCTGCCGAATCCACCGCGATGACGAAGTTCGTGCGCACCGCCGAGAGCGGAACGTATGACAGCAACGACCCGGCCGTGGCGCAGAATCAGGTGACCCTCCAGAAGTGGACGAAAGCTGTCTACATCACCGAGGAGTTCCTGACCGACCAGAAGTCCAACTTTATGACCAAGTTCCCGTCGATGATTGGCCGAGCGGCTGGCATCACCGAGAACTACTACGTGGCAATCGGTTCTGGCTCCAACCAGCACGAGGGCATCTTCACCGGTGGTGACACCGATGCACTGACGTTCAACTCGGACGGCGGCGCAGACAGTGACGGCGTTCTCACACCAGATGCCCTGCATCTTCTGTACTACACGCTGGCACAGCCTTACCGCCAGAATGCCGTGTGGCTGATGGATGACATCACCGAAAAGAACTTCCTGACACAGACCATGACATCCACAAAGCCTGACTGGGTGTTCTCCGCTGCAGACTACGCAACCTTCCAGGACGGAAAGGTGACATTCCTTGGGCGTCCTTCCTACACACAGGATGACATCCCTGTGAAGAGTGCCGGTGTTTGCTTCATCATGTTCGGTGACCCGTACTACTACGCACTGGTTGAGGGCGCTGGCCTTGCCATCCGTCGCAACCCGTGGGATCGCCAGTACAAGGGCGAAGTGTCCTTCTACTGCTCGTTCCGCCAGTCCGGTAAGGTTCTGGTTGAATCGGCTTGGGTCGGCGGCGTTGGTGCGTAATAGATAGGGGGGAGCAATCCCCCCTTAATCGGAGGCAACAAAATGAGTAAAGTTTATGAAGACCACAAGTTTGTCACCGTGGTTGCCCCTGACGACTACGACAGCGACACCGAGCTTGTTTCAAGCGACAACGACAACGGCGTGTTAATTCAGGGCTTGAGGGGAGTGTACTTTGGCGTAATGGGCGGCGACGTGACTGCCACGGCGTCCTTTGCCTTCCAGGTTGCGTACTCCAGCACGGGGAACGCGTCGGATGCGTCCACATCGACAACGGTGTGGGCATCTTCGGATGCTGTTGTGACGCTCGACTCGGACAATCCGAATGCAATCGCAGGACTGTACGTTGACCTTGAAGCGAAGAACCTGACGGATGCCGTCGGCAAGCTGTTCATCACCAACGCTGTGTCACCGAAGGGAGCCGACTTCGCGATCTTCGCGGCGACTGACCCGGCTACGGCGACGTTACCAGTGACGCAAGAGGCAACTACGATACTTGCGAACTGTACTTCGTAAGGAGTAACCAGGATGGCCTATATCACAGAAGCGCAACTCGAAGCCTATGGTGATTGGGCGTCCACCGATGCTTTGCTGGGTGACGTGATTACGCGCGCCCAGCAAATCATCGATATGTATACTGGACGAACCTTTGAGTGTACATCCGACGATGAAGCGGTGCGCTACTTCGACTCCATCGAGGACGTTGAAGGGTACACGCTCTGGCTGGACAAGGACTTGAACACGGTTGGGAGCATCACGGTAAACGGTGACGTCATTCCCTCGTCCGACTATGTGACGATGCCAAGGAATGAGAAACCCTACTATGCGCTCAAGCTGCGCTCGACGTCCAGCTACGACTGGAGCGACTACGACGACGACCCGATGGACAACATCGTGGTGACGGCGCAATGGGCTTACAGTTCAGACGCGCCGGCAGACATTCAGCAGGCATGCTTGAGGCTTGCGAAATATCTGTATGACCAACGCAGCGCAAGCGTGGAGATTGACCGCCCGCTCCTGACAGCCGACGGCGTGACCATCATGCCGATGAAGCTGCCGGGTGACGTGGCCGACATCCTCAATCATTACAGGCGAGGAGTGCTGCGATGAGTTCACAAATCGAGGGTATCTATACCGCCATCGCATCGTTCGCTCCGTACTATGACACGGATGTTGCTGTAGCATGTCGGAAGCCACAGGAACTGAAAGACCAGAAGCTGGACAAGGGGCCAGTCCGCATGTTGTTTCTTCCAGAGGATGCGCCAGGTGCTTTCGTTGCCATGGGGACATCACTGAAGAATACATGGGTGATTATCGACCGCTTATTCTATAAGCCAACACGCCTTGTCCACCGCGAGGATGACAACGCCCTGATGCGTGATTACATCGCTTCGTATCTCGATCATATCCGGAGCAATCGCGCACCCACAGCGCAGTCCCACATCGCAGAGTGGTCCTTCAGCGTGCGAACCGATATGACGTATGGCTCAAATGATACTCAATGGTTTGGAGTAGACGTGACGCTCACCATCGAGGAGTTTGTAACATGAAAGCAACATATCTCGGAGGCGGATACATTCAAGGCGTTCCAGCGCGGGATATCCCGCAAGACGAGTGGGAAACGCTCGGCAGCCGGAAACAGGAACTCGTGAAGCAGTCCGGCCTCTATCGAATAACCACACGAAGGAAGAAAGCGCAGGAGGTAACAGATGAGCTTCATTCCTGATCTTTATGAGGTGCAGGCCGGAAACGAGCCGAGTACCGACTGGGGCACGGCTGTTGCCCCCACAGTCAAGCTGATGGGCATTACGGGCTTCAGCGTGCAGCCAAATGAACCGCAGTTCCAGGCGAATGACATCCGTGGCTCACAGGCTCCGGGCTTCATGTCCGCTCCACAGTCTAGAAGCGGTGCAGCATCTCTTGAGGGCATTCTGCTTTATGAGGACGCCCCCTACATGCTGGACGCCGCCTTCGGCAT